TGGCCGATGCCATTCAGCAGACAAAGGATCGGCAGCGGCAGGACTTTGTTTCAACCCTGGAGACGGTGGGCACGATCAACCCTGACACGTATGCCAAGGCGACCGCTGTATCTCGCCTGTCTGGCGTTCCTGCTGAAGTCTTGCACCAGCACAATGCTGAGATGGATCGTCTGCTGAAGGGCAACAAGTACGCCTCCATGTACGATACAAACAGACGCACAGCCGAATCGTTGAGCAATGGCAGCATTGCGGCAATGGCGCAGGACGATATTGATAACCTTGCCCGCATCGAGACGGCCGAGCAGATCACCAAGTTTGAAAACCAGTCGGTCGGGGAAAAGCTGTGGGGGACGCTAAAGCAATCATTCATAGGCAGCCGCCAAGCAAGCAATCTTTCCTATGCGGATTCGCTACAGCGCCAGCAAGCCCAATTTGATCGAATCGATGCTGAGCTTGCTCGATCAGAGGCTGAAGGGGTCGAGCCATTCGCCGACGGCAATCGGCCTGGCGGGTTTGGTTTCAGCTACTTGGAAGCCACGCCAGAAGGTCGCGCCGAGATGCGCAAGAACCTTCTGGAATCCCAGGGTGGGGCAATAACTTCGCTGACCGACGACCAAGCCACTCTTGACGCCGCACCGGTTGAGCCTGGCGCTCTGCGTTATCAGGAACTTGGCGGCGATACGGCGGCGATGGCCTCGGCGATTGCTGACAACCCAGGCTATGCGGTGCGATCTGCGCTGGGCTCCGTGGTGAGCAGTGCGGAAATGCTGGCCGGCGCAGCGTTGGGCGGCATTCCACTGGCTGCCACTGCTGAGTTCGCCAGTGAAAGCAACGCCAAGGTGATAGACGTTCTGCGTGAAGCAAAGATCGACCTGACCAATCCCAAGGCTGTGCTGACTGCCCTGCAAGATGATGAGCTGATGGAAGACGCACGTCAGCGGGCTCGTCTAAAGGCGCTGGGCACGACTGCGGTGGACATGATCGGCATGGGCGTAGCGGGGCGCCTGCTTGTTCCCAAGGGCATTGCCGGCGCTCCTTTGACGGCAGTTCAGCGTGAAGGCGCCAACCTTGTGGTTCAGGCCCCAGTTCAAGGCGTGATCGGCGGCGCATCCGAAGCGGCCGGCCAGCTGTTGGCGGATGGCAAAGTCAGCGGCGGCGATGTGCTGATGGAAACTATCGCTGGCGCAGGCATGTCATCACTGGAAGTGGCCGCATTCAGTGGTGGCCGCATCGTCGAGAACATCACCGAGGGCTTGGAAAAGTCCCGGCAGGCCCGCCAAGGGAAGGCAACGCTGGCAGAGATGGCCGATGCCGCTATCAACAGCAAGTTGCGCGGGCGTGACGCTGAGTCTTTCAACACCATTGCCACCAATCAGCTGAAAGATACGCCGATGGAGATGATCAGCATCCCATCCGAGGCGCTGGCCAAGTTGAATCAGGATGGCGCTGAACCTGTGTTGGCTGAGCTGCTGAAGCGCGTGCCTGGACTTACGGAGCAATTCGCCGAAGCCGAAGCCCGTGGCGGCTCCGTGATCATGAAGACCGCTGACTATCTGACCACCTTTGCCGAATACCATGAGGCCCTGGCCGATTCCGTTCGGACCCAAATGGACGGTATGAACGTCGAAGAGTCCAAGGCATGGCAGGCGGCGCAGGAAGAGCAGATCAACGAGTTGGCCGCCAGCCTTGATCGTGCGCCAGACGTTCGTGATGACGCATTTGTCGGGATGATGAGCGAGTTGATCCAGGCCGGTTATCGTCGTGCTGATGCCGAGCAATACGCAGGATTGCACCTGTCGGCCATGTCCACGCTCGCAGACCGTACCGGGAAGCCACTTGCTGAGCTGCTGGAGCGCTTTCCGCTTGATGTCCGTAACAAGGCACCTGATGTGATACAGCGCGTCTCTGTGGACGACATGCGCATTGCTATTGGCAGGCTGCGTACCGGTGACATCCCTCAACCCCGCGATATGTTCGGCAAGTCTCTGGTGGAATATCTGCGTGATGCGGGCGGCCTGAACGATGCGGGCGGAGAACTTGCTGCACTCGACATCAACGTTGGCAAGGTCGGGCGTAACCGTCTGGTGAAGGCTGAAGGCGGCTTGAGCCTCGATGAAGCGGCGATGCGTGCCTGGGAGAACGGTTACTTCCCGGGTGTTGCCCGTGAAGACGTCGGCCCCCAACTGATCGTCGATGCAGTGCAGCGCGACATGAGCGATCAGCCCACATTCAGCAGTGAGCAGGAAAACGCCACGCTGCGTGACCAGGCCACCAACCTGCAGCAGCTTCAGGACTACCTGGACCAGTTGGGCGTGAACATTAACGAGCTGAGCGATGACCAGGTGCTGGCCATTCTGCGCGACCCGGAGTCGATCCAGGGTGTTCAGCTTGACCAGACCGGAACTGAGCAGCAGCCACGCGGCTACATCACTTTCAACTCGCCAAAGCCTGGTGCTCAGCGCAAGTTCCAGATCACTGTCACCGCCCGGCGCGACCTTTCCACGCTGCTGCATGAGTTCGGTCACTTCTATCTTGAAGTTATGGCCGACTTGGCCAGCGATGCAGATGCGCCAGCCCAGATTAAACAGGATGTCGCGGCGATTCGGGAATGGACTGGAGCCAAGGATTCAGGACCATTCAGCGTTGATCAGCATGAACAATTCGCCCGGGGCTTTGAGGCATACCTGGCGGATGGGAAGGCGCCAAACCCAGAACTTGCTGGCGCGTTCGCTCGGTTCAAGCGCTGGATCATTGCCATATACAAGGATCTGCGCCGGCTGAACGTTGAGCTTACGCCCGAGATCCGCAGAGTCATGGACAGGATTATTGCCACTGACGAACAGATCCGAGCTGCTGAGCAAGTCACCCAGGCCATGCCGATGTTCGAAACCGCTGCCAAGGCTGGCATGAGCGATGAGGAGTTTCTGGCTTATCGGAATCAGGTCGAGCTGGCGCACGCCGAAGCAGCAACCGATGTTGAGCAGCAGGTCATTCGCGAAGAGGAACGGCGCCAGAGCAAGTGGTGGGGCGAAGAGACGGCTCGCATCGCCAAAGAGGTAGGCGAGGAACTGGACACCCTGCCCGAGTACCAGGCTATCCGTGCATTGCGCACAGGCGTCATGCCGGACGGCACCACGCAGGCGATCAAACTCAACAGCGCCGAGATCAAAGAGCAATACGGCACGGCGGTGCTGCGCAAGATGGTCCGGATGTACGCGAAGGATGGCGTACCGATGGATATCGCCGCCCAGATCCTTGGGTTTGAATCCGGTGATCAGATGGTCAAGGCAATTCTCGGTGCACCACCACGCGGCCAGGCCATTGCAGCAGAAACCCAGGCCAGGATGATGGAACGGCACGGTGCGCGTGCTGACGGTGCGGCGGCAGATGCAGCAATGGAAGCGGTTCACAACGACAAGCGCGGCGCGGTTCTGCTGAAGGAATTGAACGCACTTGGCAAACAGGGCAATCGCAAGAACATCACCGGCCAGCAAGTGCTGAAGATGGCCGCCGAACGAATCATGCAGGAACGCAAGGTTCGTGATATCCAGCCGTTCGAATATCAGCGGGCCGAGGGATCCTCCGGGCGTCGTGCCTTCGAAGCGGCCTCCCGGGGTGATCTGGCGGCAGCATACGAAGCCAAGCAACAACAGCTTCTGAACTTCCACCTGTGGCGCGAGGCCAAGAAAGCGCGTGATCAGATCGACACCATCGTTGACCGTATGGCCGGTTTCAACAAATCCAGCAAGCGCGAGAAGTTGGGCAAGGCCGGGCACGACTATCTGGACCAGATTGATGCGGTCATGGAGCAATACGAATTCCGCACGGTAAGCCTGCGCGATCTAGACAAGCGTGTTTCCTTCACTAAGTGGTATGCCGACCAGCTGGCCGCCGGCAACGAGCCAGACGTTCCTGAGTTCATCCTGAACAACTCCCAGAAGGTCAACTACAAGGATCTATCCCTGGCGCAACTGGAAGAGCTGAACGACTTCGTGCAGAACGTGAACCACCTGGCCAGTGTGAAAAACAAGCTGCTGGCCAACAAGCGGCTGAAGGATTTCGAGGAGGCGAAGAATGAGCTGGTCCGGGCGGCATACGCCAACCTGAAGAAGAAGGGCGCGCCGCCAATCGACAAAGGTACACGCAGCGCTCTGGAGTCCATCGGCGACTGGGCGGGCAACATGTCGTCAGCCCTGCTCAAGATGGAACAGATCGTTCAATGGCTGGACGGCAACGACATCGATGGCCCTTGGCACACCGCGTTCTGGCAGCCATTCGTTGAGGCGCAGATTGCCAAGGATGATTTGAACAAGGAGTTCACCGCCGAGTTGATGGCCAACGTGGACACGTACATCCGCGCACGCGGCCAGAAGGCCATGAGCGAACAGATCCACATCCCGGAGATCGGCCAGGCGCTGACACGGAACGCGATCATCAGCGCGGCCCTGAACACCGGGAACGCCGGCAACCGCCAGAAGTTACTGAATGGGTACGCCTGGACTGATAGCCAGCTTGGCGCAATCCTGAGCCACATGAACAAGGATGACTGGGACTTTGCCCAGACCCAGTGGGATCTGGTCGAGCGCCTCTGGCCGCAGATCGAACAACTGGAAAAGGATCTGCATGGCGTAGCACCGGAAAAGATCGTGGCCACGCCGGTCGATACGCAATACGGGCAGTATAGCGGCGGGTACTGGCCTCTCGTCTATGACACCAGTTCGCCCCAATATGCCCAAGTCGCCAACAACCTGACCGACAACACCGGCCTGTTCGAGCAAGGATATGCCAAGGCAACCACGCCCAAGGGTCACACAAAGGCGCGGGTCGATTCGTTCGCGGCGCCGATCATGCTCGACACTGGGATCGTGGCGAGCCATCTGGGCCAGGTGATCCACGACTTGACGCACCGAAAGGCAATCATCGACGCGGCAAAGATCATCAGCAACCGGGAGATCAAGCAAGCGCTCAACGAGACGCTGGGCGTGAACATTGCCAACCAGTTCAACCCGTGGCTTCAGGGTGTGGCCAATGACATGGTCATGGATTCCAAAAAAGGGATTGATGCTTGGACGAACGCCATGGGCACTCTCAGGGCGAACCTGTCAGTCGCCTGGATGGGTTTCAGCGCCACGACTGGCATACAGCAGATACTTGGCTTCTCGCAGTCCTGGGAGCATCTGGCGCAGATTGGCGCCCGTCATTACTTGCCGCAAGGGATGCTGGAATTCGTCACCCATCCGATGGACACAATCGCTTTCGTAAAATCCTTGTCCGGCGAGATGCGCAACCGGGATGCAAACCTGGACAACAACATGCGCGAGGTGATGAAGCGCATTAGCGGGAAGGTTGGGCCTAAGGCTGTAATCCAGCGCCTGGCCTTCAAACACATCAGCGTTATCCAGTCGATGGTCGATTATCCGACGTGGCTTGCGGCCTATCACAAGGGCATGGCAGACGGCGAAACGCTGGACGCATCTGTTCGTCTGGGTGACCGGGCGGTTCGTCTCTCCCAGATGTCAGGTGGACCCAAGGACCTGGCCGCGGTGCAGCGTAAAGATGGGCTCATGAAAGCCCTTACCATCGTCTACAGCTACTTCAACCTGCTGTACAACCGCCAGGCTGATCTGGTCCACTCCATGAAGACGGCCGAGGGCGTGAAGGATTACCTGAACGCTTTCGAGCGAACCATGTTTCTGATCGCCATCCCGGCTGTTGTGGCTCCCCTGATGACTGGCAGCGGGCCAAAAGAAGACGAATCTTGGAGCAAGTGGGCGGCGCTGAAGATCACCACCTATCCCTTGATGTCTATCCCCCTTCTGCGCGACGTAGGCAGCAGTCTGGAAAGCGGATGGGCCTACAGCGGAGCAACCCCTATCGGTGACGTGTTCAAGTCCACTACGCGCCTGGCCGCAGCCGTGGGCCAGGATGAAGTCGATGCCGAAAAGGTCACCATGTCTACGCTTGATGTTGTAGGCATGGGGTTCGGTCTGCCGACTGCCCAACCAAAGCGCACGCTGAAGTACCTGTTCAGCGTTGAGCGAGGCGAGCGACAAGATGACAATATGGTTGAATTCATACGCGGCCTGATGTTTGGTCCACCAAAAGAACCTAAGTAGGAGCTATACCGATGACTGTAACGACCACGCTTGACCGGCAGTATTTCCCCGGTGATGGCTCTAACAAAAATTTTCCGTTCAATTTCAAGTTTTTCAATAACTCGGAGATTTACGTTTTTCTTGTGGAGGCTGATGGGACGGTAACCGGGAAAACGCTGAACGTCGATTACACGCTGTCCGGGGCTTTGCAGCCGAGTGGCGGCCAGGTGGTCATGTCTGTGGCACCATCGGTTACGCAGCGCATTCTGGTTATGCGCGTTTTGCCGGCTGTTCAGCCTTCCAGCATTCGCAACCAGGGTGCTTTTTTCCCAGCCATTCATGAGGATGTTTTTGATCGCCTGACGATGCTTATTCAGCAGGCTATTGCTGGCTCAAGCACTGCTTTAAAGCTTGATCTAAGCGGTGAAAACTATGATTTCATGGGGCATCGCGGGGTAAACGTAGGAGATCCTGTAGATCTGAAAGATGTCGCCAATCTAGAATGGGTTAAGCAGTATGTCGCCGGTATTTTGTCTGGCGGACAAGGTCCAATCAACAATGCAGTAAATGTAATTTACGTGACTCCCGGCGCGGTCATAACATCCGTTGCAGACAAGCTTTCTAAAATTGTTGATGTTTCGGATTTCAGCTCTCTACGAGCGGCAATTTCCTCCGGGGCTATGGTTCGCGTACCGGCGACAACTACGGATATCGCTCTGACTGCGGCGGATTCGCCTTATGTCTTGCCGTTCTTGGATCGTGTCAGCGCCGAAGGCCCATTGAACATCAACCTAGGCGCCGGCGTGCATGCGACAACGGCTGGCCCGATTTGCCGTGTAGGCGTGCGCAACTCACTGATCAAGTTGCTCGGGCCTACTCCTCTCGAAACAACGGCTTCTTCTGTTGCATCCATTACTGGCGTGGCCGGCGATTGGGCCATCACGTACAACGTCGCGAGCGTTTCCGGTGCAGTTGTCGGTGACTACGCAAAGCTGTTCGATGTCGGCCCGCTCCCGATCCTGAACGGCGATAACGCTGCAAGTTATATTCTGCGTAGCTACCCACTCAAGGGCGAACTGTATACCCCGCTCGCTCAAAGCGTGGGCAGTTTGACCTATACAGGCGGCGGCGGCAGTGTGGCGTTCAGCTCCGTTAGCGGCTCGCTGTCTGATTACATGCATAACGGCGACCTGATCACGGACAAGGGGCAGACCCGAGTATTGAACGTTGTGGGCGGTACCAGTGCATCTATCGTCGGTGCGTGGACCAACGGCGGGAACACCGCTTCGCGTTCGTTCTACATTACTCGGCCAAACGCCGGCACGATCGGCACTGGCGGCGTTCCAAGCGCAACAGTTACAGGCGTTGGCAGTGCCTTTACTACCGAAGCTAACATCGGCGACGTACTCCTGGCCGATGGCGTGATGAGCAAAATCACTGCCGTTGCCAGCGGTACGTCCTTGACCTTGGCCGCACCGGTCACCCTGGCCGCCGGCACTTCCTACAGCATCCTGCAATCGGCGGCGTGCCTGCATGAGGGCGTACATGAAATTACCGCCGTAGGCGCCAGTACCATCACTGTGCGCAATCGCAGCACCGTAAAGCCTCCGATCAATGGCGTTTCTGTTGATGAATTCAGAATCATCAAAACTGCCCTAAAGCAAAATGGCACCGCCACCGGCGACGATGGGTTCGTTTTCGACCAGAACGGCTCACTTCGCGAGGTCAATAATCTGGTCGTGGCGGGTCCGGGTTCTGGCTCCGGTATTGGTTTCCTGCTTCAAGATCGAATCCCTAGCGAAACTTCAAGCGGCGGCACTTCGTTCGGAGACGTCACTCAAAATGGTTTGCGCGGTACTGTTCTTTTCGGTCAAAACGTAGGTGTAACGCGGTTTCTCCGCGCTGCGATGATCGGTCACGGTTGCCTGCTCAACGCCCGAAAGTTTTCCGCGACCAACAACTTGGAAAACAGCGTTTGGGTTCTTGAAGGTGGCATTGCCAACCTCAGGCGCGCTCAAATCACTGGCGGTACAGGTATCGGCCTTGTAGTGAATCCCGGCGGCACCGCTGTCGTAACCGAAGCTCGATTTGCCGGCACTGGTAACGATGGCCTGCGCACCGATACCGGGTCTGTCGTGTACGGAGAGGCGCCCATGGCCGTGGCCTGCGGCGGCATGAACTTCAGGATTTTGGACAGTGGGAAAGCCCATTTAACCGATGCAGTTAGTCTTTTGTCCACGCTGTCAGGTGTGTACGCCGACGGGGGCGGGGCGCGCATTGACCGCATGGTTGTCGGTGCGTGTGCCAGGGCCGGAGTAGAACTTGGCGAACAGGCTTTGATCCACGCCGACGGCTGCTGGATATCTGGAACTTCAACCGGCGCAGGCGTGACGATTGGCAGCGGTAGCAAGTTCATGGCGGCAAATACCGCGATAAACGGTAATGCTGGCGGTGACGTAACGGTCCCGGCTGCTTCGGTTGATTCGACAATCACGCTAAAAAGTTGCTACTACCCTGGCGGCTTTACTGGCGTAGCTCGGGTAAACAGCCCGAATGGGAATGGTTCAGCGCTTTATGACGGATCTGGGGTTGATACCGGTTCGTCTGTTCCGACCGTGGGTGGTTCTGGTGGGCCTGGAACTGGCACAGGCGTTGCCAGCGCCCAGGCTTTGAACTGGACCCGTGACAAGGACCGCTATCTATTTGACGGTCGCGTAACCGTGACATCGGTCGGCGACTGGGCTGGTTACCTTACCGTGGCGTTGCCATTCACTATTTTGGCAAACACACCTGTGAGCGCTACAAATCAGACAACCGGGGCGGTTTTGTCCGGATACGCGACAGGTACTCAGCTGCGTTTTTACACCGCGGCAGGCGCATTTCCATTGGCCGCCGGCCAGACGTTGTTGTTCGGCGGTAACGCTCGGGCGTAACCATTCGTTGGGCCAGTATGTTTCGAACGCTCGAATCTGCTGGCCAGCTTATCTGGAGAAAGACATGAAACCAATTCCACAATGGCGCCTGTGGTGGCGCAGGTACAGCACGTGGCTTGCCTTGGCATTGCCAGCGCTTACCGTCCTACGTGATGCTCTACCGAGCCTCCAAGAGCTGATCCCCTTGGAGAATTACAAGTGGATCGTCGGAGTGTTGGGCTTCGTGATCATCATCGCGACCAACATCAAACAGAAATCTGTTTCGGGTGATCAGCCATGACTTTGGATGAGGCATTTGAAAAACTCCTCGGGCATGAGGGTGGGTATTCCAACAACCCTGCTGACCCGGGTGGCGAAACCATGTGGGGCATAACGTATCGTGTGGCCAGATCCTGGGGCTACGTTGGCCAGATGCGGGATCTCCCCATCGAGACGGCGAAGGATATTTACCGATCTCTCTACTGGAACAAAGTGCGCGCCGATGAACTGCCGGACGCTATCCGCTTCGATGTGTTCGATTGCGCCGTGAACTCTGGTGTTGGCCAGGCCGTTCGATTCCTTCAGCGGGCGGCTGGCGCTCCAGAGGACGGAATTATTGGGCCTAAGACTCTGAGGGCAGCCCGTCTGATGGACCCGCAGAAACTAGACAAGCGCCTCAGCGGGTATCGTCTGCTGTTCATGGCTGACTTGAAGACCTGGCCAACCTTTGGAAAAGGCTGGGCCCGTCGGATCGGCAACAACTTGATCGAGGATTGAAGCCATGGGCATTGAGGCAATAATCGCGCTGGTGATCGCAGTCGGTGGCGCATTCGTCGGCATGCTCTTGGGTCACGCCAGGGGCAAATCGGTTGGCAAAAGCGAGGGGCGGGAGCAGGCTCAACTTGAGCAAGCCGCAGCCCAAAACCAAGCGGCCGCAGAATCGGCCCAGGAGAGAACGCATGTCGAAGCTGAAGTTGCTGCTGCTGGCGATGATGATCTTGATGACAAGCTGTCGCGGCACTCCCGTCCTGATTGATTCTGCCTGCAGTTGGGTCAAGCCCATCAGCACCAACAAGGCAGATCGTGCGGTAATGAGCCGGGAGGTGAAACAACAGATCGCGGTGCACAACGATCTGTTTGACAGCCACTGCCCAGCGAAGTGAAACAAGAAGGCCGGCGCAATGCCGGCCTTCTTCATTCTGGCTTGTCGATGTCGTTGCCGGGGTCTTCGTTGTTTAGGTCTTCCATCAGTGCATCAAGGTCTTCTGCTTCACAGCGGATAGGATCTCGCAGATCGCCGGTTACGACGACAGCTTCTCCTGAATCGCCGTCCCTGAGCCGTAGATACCAGCCTGCATACTGCTCGTTCACCAGCGCAATACTTTCAGCCTTGCGCGTCCGCTCGTTCAACTCGGCGACGTAGTGCTGGCACCGGCTCAGTTCTGCCAGTACGGCGGCGTCCAGCGTCTTGGCAGTGTCTACAAGAGCCTGCCCGGGCGCAGGGTCCTTGCCGTCGAGAACGCTCGTCAGCCATGCGCAAACGCCCAGAACCAGAGCAACGGTTGCCTCATCATGGGCGCCGGCAGCGTCAAGCACGCCGGACAGCTCGCCAATCGCCTGCACGGCCACCATGGCCACGGTCTGCGTTGGGTTTTCCTCCAGCGCCGCATTCCACTCTTTGTCGTCGATCTTCATTTGGTCGCCACCTTTTCGGCGTATGTCTTGCGCATAGCCTCGTAATTGTTCCAAGTGTAATGCGGCAGCTCAGTGCAACTGAACGACTGAATTCCAACCTCGGGATAGGGCTCGGCGTAGGTGACCACCAGGGTCACGCCGAAGTCATGGTTCTTGAGCACCAATCGCCTGCTGCCGGATGATGAGCTGTCGCCCTGGGCCACCTTCACGAACTCCATTCGCTCGGGCATCTGCGGTTTATTTTCCATGGTGTTTTTTCCCGTAATCGCGATGAATGACTTGGACGAATTCAAACCCGTGGCCGAACTCAACGACGCACCACACGCCGGAGGTGAGTCGGTCCATGAGCTGGTTGAAGTTGTAGCGGCGCGATTCTTTCATGGTTTCAACACTCCTTCAGCAATCAAGCGGTCGATGGTCCTGAAAACCCCTTCCGCGAAATACAGCCTGACCTCTTCCCGTGGTATGCCAATGTCCCGGCGACCATCTGCTACATCATGGCACCAGACGCAGCACCAGGCCGCTTGTAGGTTGTTCGGCTTGATCCCTACGCCGCAGGTGCCGGCCAGACGGTAATGCGCTAGGACGACGGTCTGCGTGTCGTTCTGGCATCCCGGCAGTCTGACCTGGCAATCCCTACCCCTCGCAGCCTTTGTGAACTTGTCCTGCTTGCTCATCTGGTTGCGCCTCCACAAGTTCGATAATTCGTTGAACGCCGCGCTGGTAGCCGGCCGGTTTTTCGATAAGTCCGCGCTCCAGCACCTTCAACAGTGCAGCCTTTCCGCCAAGCATCTTCGTCAGATTGGTCTGGCAGATATCCACCGCCCAGCGGTGGCCCTGGATCTCTTCGATGCGGCTCATCGCATCTACTCCGTGCACGAATAGGATTGAGGGCATGCACTGGAGCCTTTGCATTGATGAGGCTTCCAGCAAAAAGATGGGCATGGCCCGTGTCCATTGTGGTCGTCATGGACGTTAAGCCTTGGCTCTGCCGGGTATGGCAACTTGCTGATCTCGACAATCGGACTCTCTATGACCCTGGCCGCGATCAAGCGAACCTCATCGTGGTTTAGCGCTTCTATGCACCCGACGGTTTTGTTTTCAAATTCAACCCACCATGAGCGCACGTATTCCTTTGGTTCAGGAAATTCTATTTCTTCGAAGGGAACAGGCGGTGGATTCCCATATAGAACCGCCTGGAACAGCATTACCCTATCGTCTTTGTCGAGCAGGTTTAGCTTTTTTGCCACTTTAGTGGCGGCCATGAATCGCTGATAGAAGCCATCGTGGAAGGTGATGATTAAGTTCAGGTCATCAAGCTTGTACGACTGGAACGATAGCTCTTCCTCTTCCATGTACTCGGCTTGGTTTCCGCAGTCACTACCGTCCAGGGTGTAGCCGGCGCCAAGCAGCATAGGCTCAAGTTCTTGGCGCCACAGGTGCGGGGTGGTCAGTACTAAAACGTCTTGGTCTGTGCCAGTTGGGGCCGGGTCGCAAGTGATCCGACTCCCGACTAATTCGTACTGAATGCATTTTCCTTCAAGGAAATCAATTTTCATGTGTTGCCTCCGGTTTTTGGTTTTGGTCTTGCATCATTTCCAGCAGCTCGCGTTTCACGGCTGCCACGGTTTCGCGTTCTCTGGCCCTCTTGCGTTGCGCGCTGCATGCGGAGTGGTCGCCTTGATTGCGGTGGCGCCGGCATAGGTCGCAGATCGCGCTTAGGGCAGCTTCCTCCCAGACTAGTTTTCCTCGGCGCATGGTCATGGGGTATCCCTGCCATGGTTTTCATGAAAGCCTTCGGATATCTCATTCGATCTACGGCAGGCTGCTGCATCGAAGATGGTTGAGAACATGCCTAGTGTCGTGCGTATTCCATTTGCGTATCCCGTGGCGCTCCACCGTTTGTTTTTTCTGCACCAGTGGACGCCTGTAATACCTGTTTTGTTGTTAATCCTAGCGCTCTGATTTCGGGAATTTTCTTTGCTGGTGACTTCGCGAAGATTCTCAATCCTGTTGTCCGTAGCGTCGTGGTTTATATGATCCACTAATCCTTCCGGATAAGAGCCGTAATGTAAAAGCCATGCAAGACGAGCTAGTTGATATTGTTTTCTACCGATAGAAACTGTCAGTCTTTTTGAGTGATGAAGTGACCCAACAACATCGCCAGTTTTTCTCGACCCGATGCTAATTTTCATTGAAATAAGGCCAGTATCAGAGTCGTAAGAAAATCGATCGGCTGCTTCTGAATGGGTGATCAAGGCATTCTCCTTATGAAAATTGGCCCATCTTTTCTGCCGCGCCCATGGCTTCCTCTTCACTCGAAAAGTGGGAGGAAAGCACCAGGCGCCAGCAGGCGTTGAACACGTCCTTGTAGAGTTCGGCGAAGGCGAGATCATCCATTTTCCCCCAGGCTATCGACTTGGCCACCTTCTTCACTCCGTCGGGCGTCATGACAAGATCAAAGTGCCCAGCGTCGATGGTGATGAACTCACGAAACGCCTCGCGGCTTTTGTCCACTGCCGGGAATCTCTGAGCTCGTTCGGCGGTGAGCTTGTTCACGTAGGCCATGACGGCATCCGTGAGCTGCCCAGGGCGCCCGTTCAACTCTTCGAAGTACTTGGCCAGCCCTTCGATTCCGCGAAGCTCCTGGCGCGGTACGAGTCCGCCAGTAGGCTCGAAGTATTGAAATGCCAGATCCAGCAGCGCGAAGAATTTCCCGTGCAACTTCGCATTGCGCATCTTCTTGAAATCGCCGTGGATCGTCGCCCCGAACTTGATCTTCTGAACCAATTCCCGGTCGGCCTCAGTGGCGCCGACAAGGCCGTTTGCAGTTCTTACCAGCGCCAGGTCCATAGGTCAGCTCGTCAGTTCAATTATTTGTTGGGTGCGCTCTTCCATCAGCTCGTAGAACGCGGCTACTCGTTCCTTGAGTTTTCGGATCATCGCTTCGTCACGGCCGGCGCGCTTGTGGAACAGCGGCATGCCCGGGTAGAACGACGCGAAGTCGATGTGATCCCGCTCGCTGACCCACAAGCCAACCTGGCATTGAACGACGTGTTCCGCTGGAATGACTTGATCGAGGATCACCTTGACCTGAAGCTTGGGGAGCTTGGTCTTGATCTCGATCAGACCATCATCGTTTACGAGCCCGTCTGGACTGTAGCCAATGCCGTGATTGAGGATGATCCCGCAGTTCACGATCTCGATGCCCAGCCGCTCGCTGACGAAGGCCCTGGCTATCGGCTCCAGTTCATGCCCGCGATCTGTGTGACGATTGCCTTCGAACTTGTCAGCGGATTCACCAGTGAAACGTTCGCCGATCAGCTGGTTCATCAGCGTCATGGCGCCATCGCCAAAACCACGCTCGCCCCTTCCGCTCACCATAAGGCACTGCATTACTGATGCAGTGAGAATGCCCGCCCGTGCCGCGTGCCACTCATCCGTGCCTTGCTCGCAGTTCAGATAGATAGGGCCGCTCATTGTGCGGACTCCTGTGATTCGGCGTGCTTCTTGGCCGACGCGCTCAACTGACTGAGGACCGTGTCGAATTCTTTTCGCCCGATCAACTCGATATCCGGATTCAGCTTATTGAACGCGGCCTGTGCTTTTGGGCTGCACTTAGGCAGCAGTGCCTGAATCTGCTTTACCTGTAGTGCGGTGATTGTTGGCTCCGGTTCCTGGCTCCGGTCACGGTATCCGTCGTTATCGTTGTCGTCGCCGCTGGTGATGTTCAGGAGGGCGCACATGACGTACCGCTTGCCATAGGTGGTGGTCGATCCGACAGACTGCACAGCGCTGCGACCGGCGCCAGCATCCAGCGGCAGAAGCATGGATGTCTCTTCGCGGTGCCCAGCCTTGTGCATGAGAATGCCGGTGATCTTCACGCCGGCTGCCTGGTTCTCGATTTTGAACGAGACGCCAAAGCCATACTTGGCCATGACCGGGCGAACCATTTCGTTGATATCGTCCAGATCCGCATAGAGTTTTTTGGTGTGAGTGTTCTCGGTGCGCTTCACCACCGAAGGCATAGCGCATTGCATTTCGGCGAAAGAGGCGTTGAAGGATTCCAACGCGTTCTTAGCCTCCATGCGATCTTGAAGGGAGATAAGGCGCTCCAACTTATCCATGTCGCAACGCGGGTCAAGGGCGAGCCGGCTGATGGTGGACAGCATGCTGACCTCTTGGCCTTGGCCCTGCTGCACTGCGACCGACTGGTGACGCTCTTCCGGCATGATGATTTCGTTACTCATTGGAAACCTCAGAATGTGATGGAGACGTTAGGGACAAGGCCGGCGCGAATACGGTTGACGATCTCGCGGGCCTGATCCTCGGTGACGCCGGCCAGGAGGATCGCTTGCTTTGCATCGCCAAGCACTTTGGTTTTGTGTGCAACGTCGGCTTCGCGGGCGGCGGCCTGGCGATCCTGTTCGGCCTTCTCGTTTGCCTGGCGCTGGATCTCGTCCAGGCGTGCCTGTTCAACTGCATCCGCCTGGCGCTTGGCAGATGCGACGCGCTCGTCCTCTGCCTCTTTGGCCAGCCGCAGGCGTTCGGCCTCAGCGTTGGCCGCCTGATCCTTCAGATCCTGCTCACGCTTAGCCGCCGCATCACGTTCTGCCTGGGCCTTAGTTTCGGCATCCTTGGTTGCCTGCTCTGCTGCCTCGCGACGGATCTGTTCATCGCGGTCTTTCTGTTCCTGAAGCAGCTTCGCCTGGCGTAGCGTCTCCAGCTCGGCCTGGTCGGCTTCAAACTTCTGGCGCTTGACCAGTGCTTCATTCAGCGATACCAGCGCCTTGGCCTTCACGTTTCGCGCTTCGTCTTCGTATTCCTGCCACTTCTCGCCGATCACCACCGCTTCAACCTGGGCAATGGTCGCGGCCAGCTCGGTCGAGTCCAGATCAGCATTCTCGTTGGCGCGCAGGTTGAACCATTCAATCCCGGTTTCCAGCTTCTGCTTGCGGGCCTTCTCGGCATCTTCCCAGTCCGTCAGCGGCTTTCGGGTGGCATCGCGCAGGGCGTCCATCAGCGTGACGAACTCGCGCAATTCGCCCTCGACGACTTTCGGCATTTCCTTCAGCTTGCGCAGGTAGTCACGGCCGCGCTTCTCAACTGCTGCCTTGGACTTGCTGACCTTGGAGGCCTGAGAGGCAATGCGTTCACGGCCTTTGGCTGTTTTCAGGTCTGGCACTTCGGTCGATACGTCGGCTCGCACCTTCTCATAGAACGGCTTCAACCCGCCCGACACGTAGATCTGGGGCGCGTTCTCGTCGGTGATGTCTTCAATCTTGATGATCTGCTTGTCAGTCATGTTCACGGTTCCTTGCATTGGTCAGTGGTCAGATGGTGCGTTCTACCGCGTCCAGCAGGCGGTCGATACGTGCGCCGCGGGCCAGCTTCTCGTCGATGGCTTGGAGAACCCAGGCGTTCATCGAGATATGCAGAACGTTGGATGCTTCGGCTACCTGCTGGCGAGTGCCGTTGTCGCCTTCATCATCAAAGCGAACGATGAATTTCTCGCGGTCTACTGCTTGGATCTTGGTCATTGCATGATTCCTATTTGGTTGGTGTTTATGAATCATAGTGCCCTGTAAAAGTGCTGTCAATAAGGAATCAAAGTAAATAAAAAGCCCCGGCGCATGGCCAGGGCTTTTGTGTTTCAGCGTCGGATCAGATCACCAGGTCTTCCAGCTTTGCGATGACGGTGTATTGAGGCTCTGCGTCCAGGTCTGTGGTGATTGCAGGGTCGATCACGCCATCATCAAGAAGGCGCAGGCACAGGTGGCTGGCGCGGTCTTCGTCGATCTTGAAGCGGGTGGAGAGCCAGGCCAGTTCGAAGTTGGTGCCGTGGAGAACTACGGTTTGCTGCACTTCGCTGTAGGTCAGTGCGCCGTAGAGTTCTGGGTCGGTCGATGCTGGATTCTCTGCACCGGTTTTGACGGCCCGCACGATCTCATACTGGCCGCTTTGGTCGGTGCCCACGAACTTGACTAGGCCTTCGCCTTCGAACAGCTTGAGCAGCGCCTCTGCCTTATCAAATCCGATCTTCATCTGGTTTTGCAGGCCGGCAAAGGTCGCGTTCTGCTGGATGGTCACAAAGTCGCGGGCATCGCTGATCAATTTCGGCGTCAGCTCGATCTTCTTTTCAGCGGGTGCTTTCTTGGCCGCTGGCTTCTTGGCCGGCTTTTCACCTTCCAATGGCAGGGACTTTTGGTCCTTGTCAGCCTGGATTGCGTCCATCGCATCGGCGTACTGGCGCTCATACAGAACCACCATGACTTCCGACTTGTCTTGGACCTTGGCGATCAGGTTGTTGAAGTTTGCGTCGGAACCATCGACGATCCCAGTCACGGTTCCGTTGCTGATCTTCATGTCCTTGAGGGTCATGCTGATGGCCGGCGTACCGCCGCTGGCGATGGTCCGGGCGATGGTCAGCGCAAGATCCTTGTAAGCCGCCTCAAGATCGCCCAGAACGGCGTCCTGCTGCTTCTCAGTCATCTTGTTGTATCCGACCTCGAACTTCTGCATGGCTTTACGGGTTGCGTTCACCATGTCATGGACGACCAGTCGGGCGTCCTTCTCACAAGGGCTCAGGCCTTCTTTCTCAGCGGCTGCAATGATGGCGCGGTGTTCTGGAGACATTTGGTTTTTCCTTCGGTTGGTTGAATTCAAGACAACAAAAAACCCATCTGAACAGCGTCCGGTGGAACTCTCCAGATCGACCGACCAGTGCCGGGGAGGCTTGATCGATAAGGAGAACGGGCGCTGATCACATGGGTTTCATCCCCGGCATCTGGTCAAACTTTTTGCTTCAGCGTTCCACGGCTTCAGCGGATTCGATAATGCCCAACTCCTCCGGCTTCGGCAAGGGCTTTGGCGGCAATTCCAGAAAGCTGACTGCAACACAAAACCGGTCGGTCTTCTTGGATATGCATGAGATGGAGGTCTTCTCCCGGCTGAGCATAGCTCGCATGGCGTCGGGCTCGCAGTATCCCAGGTGTTTGCCGCCGAACTCGACTTTGTTTCGGTAATGGACGGCTTCGACGTAGGACAGGACCTCGACCAAGTCCTTCAGCGGCACCGTGACAGTCGGAGATCCGCTTTCCCTGGCCTTGTCGCAAGTCGGCACCATCCATCTGGCAGTTTCCTCGGCTGAGGCCTTGCGAGTTTCGAAGCATTTCGCGTGGTTCGACATGGGATCACCTACCAGAAAAAGTCGCCGATCATGTGGTGGGCGAGCACGACGAAGGTTCCGAACAGGATCGCGGCAGCCAGGGCCGTAGCGGACAGCCACGCGATCACTTTCAAGGTTGATGATTTCATGGTTATTCCCCCTTTTCAGTCTTGAAGTAATCTGCTTGGTGCAGCATCCACTCCCGGAACTGCTCGCGGCTCAAGCCTTCCGGCATAGCCTCGCGCTTACCGGCCAGGGCCGTTTCCATGCGCGCTTGATCGAAGTTCATGGCTTCAGGCTCTGCGCTGGCGGATAGGGCGGCGCGAATCTTTCCGCGCAATTCGTCGATTGGCTCCCACCACTTCTCTCCATATTGATGACGAAGACGTGGGTAACTGTCATGGCCGGTCATGATGTGTATAACGTCACCCGCCTGTTTGAGTAGTGCACCCCACTCGGCCAACTGGGCGCGCAGGGTGTCGGGCTCTGTCATTAAGTCTTCAATTTTAAGGCCCATGGCGCCCAAGGCTTCTTCCACCTCCTCGACCGACTTGGCGTAGACCTCCTCGCCCATGCCCTCTTCGCCCGGTACGACGTCAAGCATGATGTTGGTAACGCTCAAGGCTTTCAGCCGCTCAACCTCGCCCGCATCGGCGTGGTCGTACATCGCCTTGTACTCAAATCCTTGTTCTTCCCACGCTTCAACAATGTCCCATTCTTGGGTGAAGCGATTAATCGCGTCACCGCGAGTCTGAACCCAGCCGTATGGCTCGTGGTTCTCCTGCGCACCGCACTTAGTGCATACCAGCAAGAATTCGCCGTCATCGGTCCATTCATGTTCACACGCCACCGGCTGCGCATCAGCTTGCGGCGGTACAGGGGCGTCCAGAATAGCCCGCATTTCGTCATCACCTTCGAAGCCGTATCCGTGACCTTCTACTGACTCAACATACCGGGTTAGCAGTTCAAGCGGCACCAGCTTGTAACCTTCAGGAATATTCATAACTCACTCTCCGGCTCTTCAATTTCCATGCGCGCTATCAGTAACGAGCAGGTTCTGTAGTGGTCGAACAAAGCCCGCTGATTCGGCATCTGCGCCGTGCAGTGCGGGCATTCGAACGAGTCGTCGTCTGGCTCCAGTTGGCGGTCGCCCGCATATGGGTATGCCATTTCAAACCCCCATTAAAACGATGATTACCAGGCAGACCAGACTGAATATCAGGTCGTATTTCGTTGGGCCTATCACAGCGCCACCTTCGCCCGCCACCGGCCGTTCTTGCGAATCGGCTGGGCTATCCAGGTGACGGTGGAAAAGTCGGTACAGCCCATGTTCAGCAGGGCCTTTACCAGTCCAGTGAAGTCTTTTGAAATGATGTTCATGGTGCCTCCGGGGTGTCGGGTTAAATGGTGACCGCATTAATTTCGGCTTCTTTGTCAGAAAGGAGCTTCGCGAACGTTTCCTGCATTAGCGGGCACGGCTGAAACTTCTGACAGGCGATGCCTTCGCACGATGGACCGCGACTCTGTCCGTTCACGTTTTTCTCTGCTGGACACTCGCGAGACTTCATCCAAAAGTGGCAGTTGCCGCACTTGGGGCGTGCAGCGCTTTTAATTCGGGCGCGCTCCCTTTTCAGGTAGGCCAGGTGGCTGGCCTTTCCGAGCGCATCAATGAACTTGTCGAATTGATCGTACATGGCGACCTCCAGTATTTGGGGTTAGGCGGAACGGGTTGAAGCCATCGCATCAAGGATCATCTTGACGTGTGATCCATTGGCCCCGCAGTAGCCCTCGTAATGACTGGGCACATTCACATCCCAGGTTTTGATGACTTGCCAGATAGCTTCAAATTCTGGCGATGCAAGGTCTTCTTCGGTGGGGTTTGGCATTTCGAGCTTTTCAGTCATGACTCTCTCCATTCGTTGGTTACTGCACGTAGACCGCAACACATGCCGCGATCAGATGGGCGCCGATCACGAGCGCCGCGGTTATTTTCAGGGTGAGGCCGATCACGGGATCAGCCGCCCAAGTGTCTTTTCGGTTCGCTCGGCGCGCACTAGGGCAATCATCGCCACCCATGCGATGTGCTCGCGTGGCTCGGCTTGGCCGCAGACCAGCGCATAATTCACCATCCCCTCTACGCCGATCAGCAGGCGCTCAGCCATGACTTCATCGTTGGCGGCGCGAGCCTCACGCAAGTGCAAGTTCAGATAATCCAAGCCGGCTTGCGGTATCACAGCGGGCCACCGAAGAAGACCGGGCAATAGGACTGATGGTCACCGAGCATGTGGTATTGCTCGCCTTCAACGACGGTGCTCGGCCAGACGAATTGCACGTATCCGTGGCGAAGCACAGCGGTGTGCACGGTCAGATCCTTGGCGATTTCAGGCTCAAGCTTTGCGAACGCATCCAGATAGTGGCCGCTGGGCGCGTAGTTCTCGATGGTGCGGGGAATGTTCATGGTTTTATCTCTGGCTGGGTTGAACCAATCCATTCGCCATCCGTAACCATTTGGCGAAGGCGATTTTCCTGTGCGTCCCTGGCTGCGTCCCTGGCTGCGTCCCTGGCTGCGGCCCCGGCTGCGGCCCTGGCTGCGGCCCAGGCTGCGGCCCCGGCTGCGGCCCAGGCTGCGGCCCAGGCTGCGGCCCCGGCTGCGGCCCAGGCTGCGGCCCCGGCTGCGTCCCTGGCTGCGGCCCCGGCTGCGTCCCTGGCTGCGTCATCGCACAGGCCATTGGCGAATTGCTCGGCTACATCCAGCGCATTCAGCGAGCGCGGATCAGTCATCAGGTGCTGAACCTGACGCGCCGCCCATACAGCGAACAGTCGGAAATCGCGGTCGTGACCTTTGAATGCACGGGCGCACCAAAGGGCATCATCCAGGCCGTTGCTGTCGAGGATGGTCAGCAGCGACAAAGGCTCATCGTCTGCCTTGTTCTTGCCCAGGGTATTGAGCATCTTGGTCCAGCCATCAGTGCATGGGCTGCAAGCGCGGATATCGCTGAGTGTGGTCATGAATGGCATTGGTCTTCTCCTTGGTAGGCGGTGCGCCTTGGTGAGATGGACTGTAGATCAGCAAAATAATGTTTGCAAGCTCATTGCAAAACTATTTTTTACTGGTAGAGTTCAGTCATCGACCACGGAGATGCACAAATGAAGACAGCAGCAGTTATTGAATTCTTCGGCGGTACACGCCAAGCAGCCGAGGCTTTGGACGTTTCAACCCAGGCTATCTATGCGTGGGGCGAAGACGTACCAAAGCAGCGCCAGGCGCACGTCGAGCTGGCGACCAAGGGCAAGATCAAGCGGGACAAGCCTGTGTACGGAGTGAAGTGAAATGAGCATCACACGCGCGCCACGGCCTGAGTCAAATTTCTACATTCTCGATAAGCGCATCAGCGAAGACAGCCGTTTGAGCTGGGGCGCTAGAGGTCTTCTAATATTCCTGCTGGGTAAGCCGGATAGCTGGAACGTGTCGATTTCACACCTTCGCGAAGAAACCGCCAACACAGCAAAGCCGACTGGGCGCGATGGTGTTTATGGGCTTTTGGATGAACTTTTGTGTGCCGGATATGTGATTCGCTCCCAGGAACGGGTGGAGTCTGGTGGTTTTTCGAGCAACTCCTACATCGTTCGAGAATCTCCGCTTCCTGAAAAGCCGGATACGGCTAAGCCGGATACGGCTAAGCCGACACTAGTAAGTACTGATTCTAATCAAGGAATGAAAGAAGCAAAAAAACAATTGTGTGATGAGGCTTTCGAAAAAGCATGGGCAGAATATCCAAAGCGCGATGGATCGAATCCCAAGGCCGCGGCCCAAAAGTGCTGGAATGCTCGTCTGAAGGAAGGCGTCACCGTTGAACAGATGGTCAGCGGGATTATGCGTTACCGGGCTTACTGTGTTGGAAAGGAAACCGTGGGCACGGCGTTCGTTATGCAGGCAGCCAGGTTCCTTGGAACCAATCGTGAGTATGAGGCGGACTGGGCAGCACCTGCCGGCTTGAGTTCTGCTGCGCCAGGGCAGAAGCAACGGCCGGCAAATCTGCCACCGAACAAATTCCCGCATCCTGAATGGGACAATGGCGTCTATGAAATCTGCACTGTAGGCCGACACAATCCACAAACTGGCTATTTGCTGCCGGGGCAGTACTGATGATCACGCCTTCTGAAGTGGCCCACCGGTTGGCAGATCGCGTGCATGACGTGGCGGCGTATCTTCTGCCTGGTGGAAAGCGCCAGGGTTCGGAGTGGGTGTGCGGCGATACAAGCGGCGACAAGGGTTCAAGCCTGGGCGTATGCCTGAAGGGGGAGAAGGCCGGGATCTGGTCGGATTTCGCTAAGGGTGAGGCGGGGGATCTGCTGGACTTGTGGTGTGCGGCGCGGCGCGTAGACATGAAAACCGCGATGCAGGAGGCCAAAGATTATCTGGGCGTGAGTGAACCTAGATTGGCAGAGCCGGCAAAGCGTCAGTACACAAGGCCCGAGAAGCCGAAGTGCAAAACACCGGTTGCTGACAGCCCTGTGATTGCGTACCTGAAAGGCCGGTTCCTGACTGTAGAAACAATCAAGGCGTTCAAGATCGCCGAGCAAGGGCGAAACATCCTGTTCCCGTTTTTGCGTGACGGGCAGCTGATCCACTGGAAGACCTTGGGCATTGATCGACCTGACGGAAAGAAGAAGATCATGGCCGCCAAGGATTCGGAGCCGTGCTTGTTCGGGTGGCAGGCGGTACCGCCAGAAGCGCGGGAGGTAACGATAACCGAAGGAGAGATCGATGCCATGAGCGCCTGGCAGTATGGCCGGCCGGCTCTATCGGTTCCGATGGGTGGCGGCACTGGTGCAAAACAGAACTGGATCGAACACGAATACAAAAATCTTGAGCGGTTCGACGTGATTTATCTGTGCCTCGATGATGACGCACCAGGGCAGGAAGCCACTGACGAGATCATTAAGCGTTTGGGTCGGGAGCGATGCAGGGTCGTAAAGCTTGGCTGCAAAGATTTCAACCAAACCATGGCCCTGTATTACGACAAGGACGACATAGACGCCTGTTACGAGAAGGCAAAAAGCCAAGATCCTGAGCTTCTGCGTGGCGTGACGGATTTTCGCGATCAGGTGATGGGTGAATTCTTCGAGAAGAACCCGGTGCTGCTGGGCATGGAGCTGCCATGGGAAAAATCGCGTGAGACGATTAAGTTTCGTGGTAGCGAGGTCACAATCTGGACTGGCTGGTCTGGGCACGGGAAATCCCAGGCGCTGAACTATATCGCCTTCCACGGAATGCTGAAGTCTTCGAAGTTCTGCATTGCGTCGATGGAGATGCCAGCAAAGCGCACACTGCAACGCATGGTTCGCCAAGCCGCTGGAATGGCGCACCCAAGCCGTGAATATGTCGACGCCATTCTTGATAGCCTCGGCGGCAAGCTCTGGCTGTATGACCAAGTTGGCACAGCAAAGACCGGCGAGATGATCGAAACCTTTCGCTATGCCGCTCGCCGGTACGGCGTAAACCAGTTCATCGTCGATAGCTTGGCAAAGCTGGGCTTGGCCGAGGACGATTACAACGGCCAGAAGGTGGCTGTGGAAGCGCTGGTGGCGTTTGCTCATGAAATGGACGTCCATGTACACCTTGTCTGTCATCCGCGTAAGAGCGACGACGAGAACAAGGTTCCCGGAAAGCTTGATGTTAGGGGCGGGGCCATCATCACGGACCTGGCCGACAACGTGATCACGATCTGGCGGAACAAGCGCAAGGAAGTGGCGCTGAAATTTGAAGATGCCGATAGCACCGAAACGGAGAAGATGCCGGACGTGAAGGCCATTATCGGGAAACAGCGCCTCACCGGTGTTGAGGACACCATAACGCTTTGGTTTGACCCTGGATCGGCACAGTACATGGAAAGGTCCGGGCAAAAGCCGAAACAATGGGTGAAATTTTCGATAAGTGAGGATCAGCCAATATGAGCAAGCCGCGAATAAAGTGCTATCGAAGCAATGGAGAGTTGTGGTGGTCGTGCGAGGACGAGTTTGGTTGCTACGGATGCGCCCGCGATTACTTCAGCGCCTGGGAAAACTGGTTCAACAGATCAATACCGTTTTAAAACCGAACGACCAACCAAAAACCGGAGCAAGACCATGACCAAGAAAACCGAACAAACGAACCGCGAACTCTATGCCGTGCTGGATTCGATCCGGCGGGCACGAAAGCATCCGAACCTTACGGCCAGGTTTGAGGCTGCGCTTGAAGAACATCTTGAGGCGCTGCGCCAGGAGAACGTGCGCGGCATCACAGCGCTGGCCGCCATGACCGAAGAGCGCGACCAGATCCAGAATCGCCTTCATGCCGTCGATCACGCGCTTTTCAATCTGGACCAGGCCAACAAGCTCGCCGGCGAAGAGATGGAGCGTCTGCGGATCTACGCCAAGGAAAATCTGGACGACTGCCGCAGGGCCGAGAAGCTGAGCGACAGCCTTCACGAACAGCTGCGTGACGCCCAGGCCGTGATCGGTAATCAAGAACAACTGATCTACGGCCAGCGCCTGGCTATCGCGGATCTGTACATGAAGGGGCGCAAGGTATGAGCCGCCAGGAATCGTTCGAACTGTTCTACGCCGACCAGCACGGCATCACCGCCGAAGGAATGAGCCAGTACCGTTGGGCCGAGAAGGACGGCTATCGTCTACCGGGGATCTCGGCGGCGTACCGGAACTTCTGCGCGGGCTGGGATTCTCGAGCACTTCTGGCTGATGCCGATATCGAAGCAAGAGACCTCCAGGACCTGGCTGATGCAGCCCGGGCTGAATATTTTGAATCTGAGGAAAGACCATGAGCGACAAGATGCGTGAAGAGTTTGCCACTTGGTATTTGGCAGAGGTTACTCAATCGTACGGCGAGGGCGTCCGGGCTCAGGCGCAGAAGAATCTGGACTGGACCCGCGAAGATGGAAGCTTTGCAGATCCGATGCTCAGGCTGGCCTGTCTCGCGTGGCAGGCATCCCGCGCCGCTGTGGTGGTGGAGCTGCCGAAGGAAGTTGACCAGTTTGCCGATGATGACCCAGGCCGTCGCGCATTCTCGCTTCACACGAACACTGCAATTCGTTCTTGCCGCGCAGCCATCGAAGCCGCCGGCCTGAAGGTGGCGCCATGACCGACTACAGCGCATTAAAGCGATATGCCGAATGTTTGGCTTCCTCCCAGCACGCATACGGCGAAGGGGAAATGATCTTGGCATTGATCGCCGAGAACGAGGAACTTGGCCGCTACCTCTGCACTTGCCGAGACTGTGGCGGGGAAGGGGCGCTGCACACTGGCGACTGGCACTCCTACAGCCCTATGGAGCCGCCAGAGCCTGTCATGGAAAAGTGCGGGGAGTGTGACGGCACAGGCTTGCTCGGGGAAATTCAGGACCTTTACCAGATGATAACTGAGCGCGACCAGCTCAAGGCCGAGAACGAGGCGCTGCGCCGTGAAGTTGAGGAATGCGCCGCAACTCTTCCGGGCGTCACCTACATGGATCTACCAGACGGTGGCGCTCCAACGATCGCCGAGCAGCTATCCAGGATGGCCAGGGATGCTGAGCGGTGGCGCTTTGTGAGCCAGCTTGCGTGGTTCGTGGATCAGGCGGCCTGGGTCTATGACATAGGCAATGCGAGGTCGCCATGGGCTGGGGAGCGCTCGGCGGTTGATGCTGATGACGTGGAATCAGCCATCGACGCCGCCATGGGCAAGGGGGAGCAGCCATGAAGACCGTTCATTACGTTTCTCATAGCTGTGCGCTTCAAGAGTGCGATTGCTCGCCTCACTGTCACCAGTGGGGCGAAATCAAACAAACCAGCGTGGAAGCAGATGTCACCTGCAAGAACTGCTTGCGCGTTATCGCTGCCGATCAGAAGCGCAAAGCGAAGCGGATTTCTGCGCAGATGGCGTCCCACAAGGCCTGGGCAGATGAGTGCAGGGGGTTCGCATGACCAAAAGAACCTGGATAATTCACGTCGAAGGCTACCCGCCGTTCTCAATGGTTCTGCTGGACGGCGCACTTGACCATGCTGGGGCTCTGCGTGAAGCGCGGGGCATCTGGCCAACCTGCGAGGTTTCCCCATGAGCCGCATGGAACAATTCGAAAAGCTGTGGTCAGAGAGACATGGGGTGCCGGCCGAGTCAATGAGCCAGTATCGTTTCGCGTCTCGGGAAGGCTACTGTCTGCCTGACATGGCGTCGCACTACAGAACGTTTTGCGAAACCCTGGATTCGTTCGTCGTGTTTCTTGCGGATGATTGTGGTTTTCCGCATCACCCAATGGGCGTCACGGTCTTTGTCGATAGCGTTAAGCGAGCCGTAGAAGCGGCAGGCGGGCGATTGGAGTTCGAGAGTTGATCCCTGTAATCGTTGTGACCTGGAACGAATCAACCAAGCTGGTGAAAGTTGAGGGAAACGTGAACGGTTTTTTTGTCGTGGCCGTTGGGCGTAACGAATTCCAGGCGATGCAACGCTGGCGAAAGGAATCTGGCTACCAGGGGGAGGTTAAGCGATGACAGAGGTCTTTATCCTGATTCCCGGCGCGCCATTCGGTAAGCAGTCCGTTCGCGTGTCGATGATTGGCGGCTTTGCGCGAAAGTACATGCCGCCCGAAACGACGGCATACGAGGCCAGGTGTCGCCTGGAAGCGTCATTGAGCATGCAAGGAAGACCGCTCTTTTCCGGACCGGTAGAACTCAAGCTGCAGTTGTTCTATCCGATACCGGCGTCCTGGAGCCGAAAACGCAAGGAAGCGGCCAGGCTCGGGCATGTGGTGCCGACCAAAAAGCCCGATAGTTCGAACTGCCTCAAAGCCATCGAGGACGGATTCACCGGCGCCGTGTGGGTTGATGACTGCCAGGTTGTCGATCATCACATCACAAAGCGGTTTTCCGATGAGCCTTGCGTCATTGCGATAGTCACGCAGCTTGATTTGCTATCCTGTTAATCCCAACCAAAAGGAACGTCCAGATGACCGACCAATCGATCGAGAAAGAAATCCAAGCCAAGGGCCTGACCGCGCCGCGCATCACGCCGGACGACTTAAAGGCGAACATCGCTAGCGAGCACTACTTCACGGCTGCAAGAGCCGTATTCACTCACGAAACAATCGCTGGATCTGACGTTCCAGCCTACAACGCTCTAGGTCTGCTCACCTTCTGCGTTCTGGTCCTGCGCAACGGCTTCACCGTCACCGGCGAGAGCTCCTGCGCCAGCCCGGAGAACTTCGACGCCGAGATTGGCCGCAAGATCGCTCGACAGAACGCCGAGCAAAAAATCTGGCCGCTGATGGGATATGAGCTGAAGGAGCGTCTGCACCAAATGACCTTGCCCGCCCAGTCGCCCACCGAGTAACATCAACACCGCAAGCCGGCCGTTGGTCGCGGCTCCCGAGGTTTCACGGTTTTCCTCGCTCCGGCTTGCCGCCCCAGGAATGGGGCACCTACACTGGTCCGAAGCATTGACGGTTGATGCTCCCGGCTCATAACCGGGGGAAGAGGGTTCAAGCCCCTACGGACCAACCAGATACGCCCGCCAAGCATTGCTGGCGATGCAGCCGCCTTGTAAGCGGATGACACGGGGTTCGATTCCTCGGGTGGGCACCAAGATTGGCGCGTAAGCTCAGTTGGTAGAGCAGGCGGCTGTTAACCGCCCGGTCGGAGGTTCGAGTCCTCCCGCGCCAGCCACACAACCAGCGCCAAGATGGAGCCCAGCACGGGGGTCAATAATACCGGCAGCGCCGACTGCTTTAAGACGGGTGAAAGCCACTGCCTAAAAGCCAGTGGCTTTTTCACGTGCATGTTATGATCAGGCCTCACTTGACCACTGACCAGGGCCACACCATGAACACACTGATCCAGCTCGCCATCCTCGTCGCTGTAGTAACTGGAATCAGTCTCTGGCCAAACCAGCTGACGTTCACCGCCTTCATCTTTTCCCCCGTGCCCATCGCCATGCTTGGCTGAATCGGAGAGTTATCATGCTTGTACGAGACACGTCCGCATTACTGCATGCCCAGAGCCTTGCCCATACGGCAGCAAGCATTGCCCACGAAGCGCAGCCATATCCTCAAGACAGCTCAGTGTTCAAAGGCCTGGCCGACCTGACCAATGCCATGAGTGCCGCCGCCCTGCGCTGCCTTACCGCTGCAATGGAGCCAGAAGCACAGCAGGCGGCTCCAGCGACTGAAGAGCCACAAGCCCAAGCCGAAGAGGGCGAAACCCCGTCACAGGACGAACAGGAGCCCACACAACCCGTCGCCACGGAATAGGCCTACACTTGTCCTACGGGTGGCGGTTCGGTATCGTTCGCACATAAGTCAGCTGCCAACAGCACGACACACAAGCCCGGCCGCAATGCTGGGCTTTTTGTTATCTGGGCTATGCCTAACAGTAAGGGGTTCCCGATGTCTGACACTGAAACAGACAACGATTCAACGAGGCTTTTCCAAATGCCAATCGAACACCTGGAATACAGGCTCATCAAGCTTGAGGAAGAGAAACTGCCCCACCGTATGCTCGCAGCGGAGATGGGCCTGACTCGCCTGGAGGGAGAACTGATCGCCATCAAAGAAATTGCCCGCGGTATCGGCGTGAAGCTGGACAGCGGGGTGGAGAAGATATCCACGGAGTCCAACGCACGCATGGACAAGATCGAGATGGGCCGTGCCGAAGACAAGTCATTCATCAAGGGCGTGCTGTGGGTAGGTGGCATCATTGGCACCCTGTTCGCACTGGGCCCAGTTCTCGGCGATATCGTCAAGAAGCTGATTGGAGCCTAAGGCCATGGCCGGGAGACCAACAAAGTACCGTGAGGAATACGTTGAGGCAGCTCGCAAGCTTTGCCTGGCTGGCGCAGTGGATACAGACCTTGCCCGGGCATTCCACGTATCCGTCAGCACCATCACCACCTGGAAGCTTCAATATCCCGATTTTCTGGCCGCCATAAGGGTCGCAAAGCCCATTGCAGACACGAACGTCGAGGATTCGCTCTATCGCCGCGCCATGGGTTACACGCGCACTGAGACGGAGCTGAAGGTTGTAGGCGGCAAGCTTCGCAAGGTTGAGGTTGAACGCTACTACCCGCCTGACACGACGGCCATGATCTTCTGGCTGAAGAACCGCAAGTCCTCCAGCTGGAGCGACAAGCAGGAAGTCCAACACACCGGCACGCTTGAATTGACTGATCGCATCATGAGAGCGCGCAAGAATGCAGCCCCAAGCGAGGATTGACCCGGATGTTCTCTTGGCTGAGGACATGGGCCGATTCTTCTATGACCCGCTGGGATGGGTCATGTACTCGTTTGAGTGGGGCGTTGGCGACCTGGAAGGGTTCGACGGCCCTGATGAATGGCAGCGCAACGAACTGGAGCAGTGGGGCCAGGCGATACGGGCCAACAACTTCGACGGCATAACCCCGGCAAACGCCTACAGGTCAGCCACAAGCTCGGGCCACGGTATCGGCAAGAGCGCCCTGTCTGCCTGGATCATCCTCTACATCATGTCCACCAGGCCGCACAGCAAGGGCGTGGTGACGTCCAACACCAGCGACCAGCTCAAGACAAAGACCTGGGGCGAGCTGGGCAAGTGGAAGAAGCGTTGTATCACCGGCCATTGGTTTGAGTACAACAACGGCAAGGGCAACATGAACATCTTCCACAAGGAGCACAAAGAGACCTGGCGCGCTGACGGCCAGACGTGCCGGGAAGAGAACAGCGAATCCTTCGCCGGCCTGCACGCTGCAACGTCCTCCCCGTGGTATCTGTTCGATGAAGCCTCGGCCATTCCAGACAAAATATGGGAAGTGGCAGAGGGCGGCCTTACTGACGGAGAACCTTTTTGGTTCGCTTTCGGCAACCCCACACGGAATAGCGGTCGATTCCGCGACTGTTTTACCCGGTTTTCCCACCGTTGGAATAATAAAACTGTCGATAGTCGCAAAGCCAAGATGACAAACAAGACGCTGATAGACCAGTGGAACAAGGACTATGGCGAAGACTCCGACTTCTTCCGCGTGCGTGTGCGTGGAATGTTCCCGAGGGCATCCGACTTGCAGCTTATTTCCTCTGACTGGGTAGCGGACGCCATGCGCCGTGAGCCCTACTACGGCATTGACGACGCTCTGGTCTGTGGCATCGACATTGCCCGGGGCGGCGCGGATAACAACGTGGTTCGCTTCCGCCGCGGCCTGGACGCTCGCTCGTTCCCGGTGATCAAGATCCCAGGTAGCGAGACGCGGGACACCACGCTGTTCATCGCCAAGGCTGTGACGGTCATTCAAGACCTGAAGCCCGACGCGGTGTTCGTTGACTCAACCGGCGTGGGCGGACCAATCGCTGACCAGCTGCGCCGGCTGATGCCTGGCACAACTGTAATCGACGTGGGGTTTGGCAATGCGGCACCTGACCGACACTACGCCAACATGCGGACGTATATCTGGTGGCGCATGAGGGACATGCTCAAGGCTGGCCTGGCCATCGAGGATGACGCGGCCCTGGAACGGGAGCTGACAAGCCCTGAATACACGCACAACGCCAAGGACCAGATCATTCTGGAGAAGAAAGACGAGATCAAGAAACGCCTGGGTATCTCGCCAGACGACGCCGACGCCCTGGCCCTGACCTGCACGATGCCTGTGATGAAGAAGGCCCACGAATCCGGCACCAGCAAAGGAGGCCTTGTCCATGACTACGATCCGTTCGCCTGAACTCGGCCCGTACAAGCGTGGTGACCTGGCGCTGATTCCATGCACTGAGCCTGATCCTGTTCTCGGCTGGGCTGAACTGGCCGAACATCACGCCCACGACTTGCGCTCAATCCATTGCAACGGTGTGCTGGTGGCCTCAATCGGATACATGCCGCTATCCATCCATGAGGCCGATGCCTTCGCCGTGATCAACCGTGACGCATGCAAGGGAATCGGCGCGCAAGTGGCCGTAATCGTCCACAATCAAATAAAGCAGTGGATGAGCGACACGGGGATATGTCAGGCAAACGCTTCATGTGCTGCAACTGACCGCGTTGCACAGGTATTCTTGCGTGCAGTCGGGTTCAGGAAATCCGCCACCACTGCCAAAACGGCATATTTCACCTTCATCTGGAGCTAACACAATGGGCAAGTCGCTGAAGAAGATCGCCGATCCGCTGGGCCTTCCTGACCCACTCGACCTGTGGGGCGAGAAAGCGGCAGCGGCGCAGAAGAACGCCAACGAGCAAGCCGCCCTGGACCGTGAGGCGATGCAGAGCAATCAGACCACTGCGCCAACCCTGGGCGGTGATGACGTTGCCGCAGCACGTGAGGCCGAGCGTCAACGCAAGCTGGCCCTGGCTGGGCAGAACTCCACAATCCTCACTGGTGCCGGCGGCTTGGCTGGCGCTACCAGCGGCGGAAAAACGTTGCTGGGTTCGTAGGGGAATATGGCAATGGATAACGACACTCTTCGGGAAAAGCTGGAGAACAAGCGAACCCAGCTCAAGAATGAGCGGGTCAAGTCTTGGGACCAGCAGTGGATGGTGCTGCGAGACAACATCGACCCGGATACAGGTCGGTTCCCGGACGAGGAAGTCAACGACGGCGGGCGGCGTGATCAGCGCATCATCAACAACACGGCCACGATCTCGGCTGGCGTCCTGGCTGCTGGCATGCAATCCGGCATGACATCGCCGGCCAGGCCATGGTTCGAGCTGGCCGCGCCTGATCCAGAGATGAACCAATATGCTCCAGTAAAGAACTGGCTTTGGTACTCCCAGAACGCGATGCGAGAGGTGTTCATCCGGTCCAACCTCTACAACGTCCTGCCTTCCTGCTACGGGGAGCAGGGCGTTTTCGGTACTGGGGTTATCGCAGCTATCCCGGACGAAAAGACCCTGGTCCGGTTCTACAGCTTCACGATAGGCAGTTACTACCTGGCCACGTCCAACCGCTCGCTGGTAGATACGCTGTACCGTGAGTTCAGCATGACGCCGCGCCAGATGGCCCAGCAGTTCGGCAGGGACAAGCTATCCGACACCGTGAAGAACATGTTGGAGCGCAACAGCGAAGCCTGGGTGCAGATCTGCCACGCCATCGAGCCAAACGACGCACGCGAGCCCGGGCGCATGGACAACAAAAACATGCCCTATCGGTCCGTCTACTGGGAGCTGTCAAGCCCGCGCAACGAGGTGTTGAAGGTCAGCGGGTTTAAGAAGTTCCCGATCATGGCGCCGCGGTGGAAGGTCACAGGCGAGAATGTGTACGGCAAGGGCCCCGGGTCGTTCTGCATAGGCGAAGTGCTCGGCCTTCAGATCATGGAGCGGGACAAGCTGGAACTGCTCAAGAAGGGAGTCAAGCCTCCAATGGGTGCGCCGGCATCAATGCGCAATGATCGCGTCTCCATCGTGCCAGGTGACGTGACGTGGGTGCCTGACAGCCAGGTGGGCGCCAAGTTCGCACCGCTGTACGAGATCAATCCCGTATGGCTCGGCCAGATCCGTGGCGAGATCCAGGCAAGCGAGCAACGCATCAAGACCACCTTCTATGAAGACCTGTTCTTGATGATCAGCAACATGGACTCCGTGCGTACAGCGACAGAGATCGCCACGCGCAAGGAAGAGAAGATGCTGATGCTCGGGCCTGTGCTGGAGCGCCAGAACGATGAGCTGCTTGACCCTCTGATCGACATAACCTTCCAGTTCATGCTGGAGCAATCGATTCCTCGGTGGCAGGGCTTGCTCCCAGGAAAGCCCGTTCTGCCGCCGCCGCCCAAGGAACTTGAGGGCATGGATCTCGCGGTTGAGTACATCAGCATTCTGGCCCAGGCCCAAAAAGCGCTGGGCGTGTCTTCGATTGAACGGGCGCTTGCCTTCACCGGCAACCTGGCCCAGTCGTTCCCGCAGGCTGCTGACAAGCTGAACATCGATCAGACGGTCAATGAGTACTTCGAGGCCATTGGCGTACCTCCAACCATGCTCAATTCTGACGAGCAAGTTGCCGCAATTCGTCAGGCCCGCGCAGACGCTCAAGCCCAGGCCGCGCAACAGCAGCAGCTACAGCAAGTCGTGGAAGGGGCTAAACTCTTGTCCGAGACAGACACGGGCGGCGAAAACGCCTTAACTCAACTCGCAAGCCAGGCCCAGCAATGAGCGACGAACTTACTCCACGAGAGGCCCTAGAATCACGCAGAAAGCAACTTATGCGCGAACATCAGCTATCCGATGACTTTCGCGGCATAATGGCCACAGACGGCGGCAGGCGCTTCATATGGTTCATGCTGCAAGAGTTCGGGGCGTTCAAGGCCATGCCAATTGAAAGTCACGCACAGATGGCGTACATGGAAGGCCGGCGAAATGTCGGCCTGATGCTTATCAGCAAGATCCAAACAGACTGTCCTCACCAATACATGGTGATGATCAATGAGAACACTGTGAAAACCGAGAAGGGTAATTGACCATGAGCATGTTTATTCACCGGGCACTGAAACACTACCTGCAAGCTGAAGAGGGCGGCGATTCCTTGCTGGGCGGCTCGACTGACCAACAGCCAGCAGCCACCAACACTCCAGCCACATCCGATGCCGACACCCTGGCCGAGATCAACAAGCCGGACCTGGTGGATGACCCGGCCAAGGTTGAGGAAACTCCAGAGGCCAAGTTGGCACGTGAGGCAAAGGCCGCTGAAGTTCCTGAAACCTACGCAGACTTCGTGATGCCTGAAGGCGTTGAGGTTGATGCAGCCATGCTTACCGAGTTCAGTACCGTGGCCAAAGAGCTGGGGCTCACTCAGGCCCAGGCGCAGAAATTGGTCGATCTGCAAACCAAAGCAGCCACTGCTGGCGAGACTGGACGACAGACTCAACTGGAAGCAGCACTTCAGGCCCAAAGCGATGCCTGGGTGAACGAGATCAAGAATGACCCCGAGCTGGGCGGTGCCAAGTTCGATGCAACCGTGAGCACGGCCGTTAAGGCCATCTCAACGTTCTTCGGTGATGACTTCCGCGCCCTGCTCAATGAGTCGGGAATTGGTAACAACCCTGCGCTTATCCGCGGCATGTACAAGATCGGCGCGGCCATCTCCGAAGACAAAATGGTAATCCCAGGCTCTGATGCATCCGCGACAGAGGAACCGAGCGCAGCAAAGGCTATGTTCGGCGACGTGAAGTTCGACTAATACCCACACGAGGAATGACAACATGGCCGTTCTTGCCACAACTAACCTGACTCTCGCGGATCTCGCTAAGCGTCAGGGAACTGACAAAAAAATCTCCAAGATTGTTGAGATCCTGGGTGCCACCAACGAAATCCTTGATGACATGCCGTGGATCGCTGCAAACGATGGCACCGGCCACAAAACCACTATCCGCTCCGGTCTGCCGGTAGGCACATGGCGCCTGCTGAATTACGGGGTGTTCCCTGAGAAGTCCACCACTGTGCAGGTGCGCGACGGCACAGGCATGCTGGAATCGTACAGCGAAGTGGACAAGGCGCTGGTGGATATGTCCGACGACAAGCCAGCGTTTCTGCTGTCTGAGTCCAAGGCCTTCTTGGAGGGTATGTCTCAGACCCAGGCGACTACCGTGATCTACGGTGACTCCTCGGTGTTCCCTGAGCGGTTCACCGGCCTGACGCCTCGCTTCAACAGCCTCTCCGCTGAAAACGGTCAGAACATCATCGATGCTGGCGGCACTGGCAGCAACAACACCTCGATCTGGCTGATCTGCTGGGACGAGTCTACTGTTCACGGCATCTATCCGAAGGGCACCACTGGCGGCTTGAAGCAAGAGCCGACCCGCCAGGAAACCCTGTTCGATGCCCAGGGCGGCCGCTACGAGGGCTACCGCACGCATTTCCTGTGGTACTGCGGCCTGTCCGTTCGTGACTGGCGCTACATCGTGCGGATCGCGAATATCGACCGCCCGGCGTTGACCAAGAACGCAGCGACCGGCGCCGACCTGATCGACCTGATGGTTCAGGCTATCGAGCTGTTGCCGAACACCCGTATGGGCCGCCCAGTGTTCTACGTCAACCGCAACGTTCGCTCGTTCCTGCGTCGTCAGATTGCCAACAAGTCGAACGTGTGGCTGAACATGGAAGAGGTCGCCGGCCGCAAGGTGATGACCTTCGACGGCATTCCGGTGAAGCGTGTAGACGCCATCCTCAACACCGAAGCACGCGTGGTCTAAACCACGCGTCACCCATTTCAGGAGAAGCAGAAAATGGCAATTCTCGACAAGTTCCTTCAGTATTCTGACAAACAGGCGGTGACAGTGACCGCCGTCAGCACCAACGTGGTGGACGCTGGCGCAACCAAGAACGCGGCCATTGGCCGCGACCTGGGCGCCGGCACTCCACTGTTCCTGTTCCTCAACGTCAGCCAGACCTTCACTGCCGCCGGCGCTGCAACTCTGGTCGCTACCCTTCAGGACTCCGCCGACAACGTTACCTTCGCCGATGTGGCGAGCATTGGCCCGCTGTCTCTGGCCCAGCTCACCGCCGGCAAGGGTTACAACCTGGGCTTCCCGATCCCTACGCGCCGCTATACCCGTGTGAACTACACCGTTGCCACCGGCCCGATGACCGCCGGCATCGTTTCTGCTCACGTTGTGGATGGTGCTATCTACAACTTCAGCTATCCCGACTACCTGTAAGGGGGCGTTATGACTCACGTTATCGCCAAAGCCGCCGGGTTCTACGGGCATCTGCGCGATCCAGGCGAGCGCTTCGAAATTCCGGATGACGAAGAGCTTGGCCAATGGATGATCGAGGCGAACAAGGACGGATCGCCGAAGCAGACCAAAGAGCAGAAAGCCGGAAAGGTTGCAGCGCCGGCCGTACCACCTGCTCCGGAAATCGGCTCCGTTCCTTCATCGCCACCGTTCAAGCCGAATGAAATTGTCTACACGGTGCGTCATGTACCTGTTGGCAACTTCGAAGTGGTTGATGCCAATGGTCAGCGCGTCGGTGAGTTGTTCGAGGCAGTGAAAGGCAAGAGCGGCCAGTCGAAGGCGCAAGCCCAGGCAGAAGCAGATCGTCTCAATGCCAGCCACCCGCAAGCCTCGATCAGCCCAGCGCAGGCTGCACAGGTTCAGGAAGAACCGCCAGCTTCCGGTGATAGTTCACTGCCGGACGCCTGATTGCTGGGAAAGCGTTAATCTAAAGGGAGCCCTAAACCGGTTCCCTTTTTTTCATCTGGAGATTTGCAAATGACTTCGCAGGTCGAGATTTACAACATGGCCCTGGGCAACATCGGCATATCTGAGACGGTGGCCAGCCTGGAAGAGCGTTCCAAGGCGCAACAGACATGTAGCCGCTACTGGGAGATTGCCCGTGACACGGCGCTGGCCCAGTTCCCTTGGAGGTTCGCCACGAAGTTCGCGACGCTGGCGTTGATCGGCACGCCGCCACGGGGTTGGGCATATCAGTACCAATACCCGAATGATTGCTTGAAAGCGTTGGGGCTGAATGATGAGCGTCTGGCGTACACGGACTGGTGCCGCGACAGCTGGTCGAACTGGGCTGACCTCGGACGGCTGGTTGACTGGAGAACCGCCTATGGTGATGAGGGCCAAGTGTTACTTGCCAACCAGGAGGGCGCCGAGCTGGCCTATGTCGTGCGCGTTACCGACACCGGGCGCTATCCCCCTCTGTTCGTCCAGGCCTTGGCTTGGCAGCTGTCTATGCTCATCGCTATGCCCATGACGGCTCAGACGTCCGTTGTTCAGACCGCCATGAGTGGCTACATGCAGGCTTGGCAGATCGCTGCCGCTGCTGACTTGAACGAGTCGAAGGGCGAATACCTAGCCATGCCAAACGACTATCTGACCGGGAGGGGCTGATATGGGCATTTCCGTAATCCAGCCTAGTTTTGGTGGGGGTGAGATTTCACCAGCGCTTGGCGCCCGCGTTGATTTGCAGCGCTATCAGATCAGCCTGAAGACGTGTAAGAACTTCACGGTCATGGCTCAGGGTGGCGCTCGCAATCGCCCTGGCACCAAGTTCGTGGACGAAACCCGTGCAAATCAAGCGTCTCGTTTGATTCGTTTCAAGTTCAGCATCAGCGATGCCTGTGTTTTGGTGTTCAGCCATTACCGCATGCGTGTTGTTCGGAATGGCGCTTATATCTTGAACAGTGCGGGGCCTGACATTGGGCAGCCGTTTGAGCTGGTTACGCCTTACACGTTTGAAGATCTAGAGCAGCTTAATTTTACGCAGTCGGCGGACGTGATGACGTTTGTGCATACCAGTTATCGTCCTAGAGAGCTAAAGCGCTTCGCCAATGACAATTGGACCTTGACGGAGGCAAGCTACCTGCCTTCGATTGCGGCGCCGGCCAGTGCCACGGCATCAGCAACGGCTGGAACCGGGTCCACGCAGATCTGGCGCTACCAGGTGACGGCCGTATATGACGATGCGAACTCGATCGAGGAATCTCTCCCCGTCACATCGAACAACATCACCGTTTACAACAGCGATGTGGTGGGGAACCTAACCTGGCCGGCGGTGGTTGGGGCGACGTACTACAACGTCTACAAGGACAACACCGGATCTGGCGTCTACGGCTTCGCTGGGCGCTCTACAGGCACGGCGTTCACTGACCGTAACATTGCAGCCACCAAGACCGACACGCCGCCCACAGGGCTTGATCCGTTCGTTGGGGCTGGCAATTACCCTGGCGCAGTTGGTTACTACCAGCAGCGCAAGGTTTACGGCGGCACGCTCAATCGGCCTCAAACCAGTTATTTCAGCCGAACCGGTGTCTTTAACAACTTCGGATACTCCACGCCAAGCAAGGATGACGACGCAATCACCTGGACCATGGCGAGCACAGAGGTGAACCGAATACTCAACTACCTGCCGCTGCGTCAACTCCTGACATTGACGTCCGGCGCTGAGTGGATAATTGCCGGGGCAACATCTGGTTTTACCGGGAAAACCATCAATGGCAACCCACAGAGCTACAACGGTTCAGGATTCGTTCCGCCCCTGGTCTTGAATGACACCGCCATGTATCTGCAAGGTCGAGGGCAGGCTGTTTCATCGCTGAACTATTCGCTTGAGGCTGACGGCCTGGCCAGCGATGACCTGACGATCTGGTCTGAGCATCTGTTCCGCGATTACCCGATTGTTGAGTGGACCTATCAGAAGCTGCCGGACTCAATTGTCTGGGCGGTGCGCGGGGATGGTGATCTGCTGGGGCTGACGTACATGAAGAAGCAGGATGTTGTGGCCTGGCACCATCACGAAACTGATGGGGCGATCGAGTCCATCGCGTGTGTTCCTGAAGGCTCGGAAGATGTCGTTTACATGGTGGTGCGCCGAGTCATCCAGGGCGTGACCAAGCGCTACATTGAGCGCATGCAGTCGCGCCAAATTCCATTGATCCGCGGAACCGATAAGCGCGACGTCGCACAGTCATATTTCGTGGATTGCGGGTTGAGCTACCAGGGATGGAATCTGACAGATAAAACACTCACATTGACTGGCGGTTTCAGTTGGGAATATCCAGAGCCAATGACCATTACCGCGAATCCAGCTACCGGGTTTTCTGTTGCTGACATTGGCCGGCAAATCCATCTGCGCGATCCAATCACTCAATCGGTGGCACGGCTTGACGTGACAGCCTACGTGTCGGCTGGCGTGGTCACGGTCGTGCCCACAAGCATTGTCTCCGAAGGCCTGCGCGGGGTTCCTGTTGTGAACTGGGCGATTGCCCTTCAGACCTTTTCAAACCTCGGGCACTTGGAAGGTAAGGGCGTGGCCATCCTGGCAGACGGAAACGTTGTAAGCGAGAACAGCGCCAGCTCTGACCCCGTAAATCTGGTGGTGTCAGGTGGTGCCGTGACATTGCCCTATCATGCCGCAGTTGCCCACATTGGCCTGCCGTACACCTCAGATCTGGAAACCCTGAGAATCAACGTTCAAGGTCAGGAAACGCTGAACGACAAGCATAAAACGGTTTCATCGGTGACGGTTGTGGTAGATGAAACTCGCGGCGTGTTTGCATCCTCTGGCCCCGGGAAAACGCTGTACGAACTGAAGCAACGTGAGTTTGAGGATTACAACGACCCAATCGAGCTGCATTCCGGCACCGGCCGCGTGGACATCCCCAACGACTGGGATGGGCAAGGCCAGGTTTTTATCCGCCAGGTTGACCCGCTTCCGATCACCGTTCTCGCTATCATTCCAGAACTGACATTGGCGGGGCGAAAGTGATGAAGCAGAAGGCGAAGGTTCTACCGGTGAGCGTTGACGAGGCCGCAGAGATTGCGGCCATCGTGCGCCAGGCCGATCTGGACGAGATTACAGAGGCTTTAGGTATCGAGATGGAGCACGGGCTGCGCTTGTGCTTCGGCGGCTCCTGCAAGGCCAGCAAGATCGTTGTGGACGGAAAGATTGTGGCCGTGTTCGGTGACAGCATTCACGATGTGCAGCAGTCCATTGGCGTGCCTTGGCTGATCAGCACCATCCACGTCGATAAGCGGGCAAAGCCGTTCCTGCGCGTGTGCAAGGACGAAGTGGCGGAGATGCTGACCCGACACGCGACTTTGGTGAACTATGTGGATGTGCGCAATACCCAGGCCATTCGCTGGCTGAGGTGGCTGGGATTCATCTTCAGTGACCCCGCGCCCTATGGTCCGAAAGGCCTACCATTTATGATGTTCATGCAAGCCCGAACTTAACCATTTGTCAGCAGGCAAAGCCTGTACAGGAAGTGATTTACGTGCTGGATGGCTCTAATTCCCGTAGCCCTTGCCGTTGTCGGTGGAATGCAACAAGGGAAAGCACAGGACGCCCAGGCCCAGGCCGCGGCGAGAGATCAACGAACGAATGCGATGTATGCGAACGATGCAGCAAATGATGCCAAGGCCCGTGGCCGGTACGACGCAGACCTTCAGCGGATACGTACGGGCCAGATGATTGGCACCCAGCGCACCGCCATGGCTGCGAATGGCGGGCTTGTGGACGAGGGCACCAATGCCGCGCTACAGGCGGATACGGCGGCTCTGGGGGAGCTTGACGCGCTGACGATCCAGAACAACGCGGCGCGGGAAGCCTACGGATTTCAGGTACAGGCCCAGAAGGGATTCAGCAATGCCAACGCGCTGGAATTGGCCGGGAAGAACGCTAAGCAGAACAGCTTGATGGGCGGCGTGCTGAATGGTGCTGGCTCGTTCTTCGGTGGCGGCGGGATGTCCATGTTCGGTGGCGGCCAAGGCGCTGGCACAACCGCGGCGTTGGGCAGCAACACAAGCTTCCTGAACAACAACCAGGCTTACGCATAAGGGGAACACCGTGGCGATAACCATCCCAACCCAAGACGGGCCCGGCGTGCAGAACCGGGCCCTTCCTGCGCCTCAGATCCAATCGGTCGGTCCTGATATGTCCGGCTTCAGATTGCAGCAGCAAGCGCTGGGCGTGGCCGGGCAGCTGGCTCAGGCCGAGTTCGACCGGGCGGACAACGCCGCGATCATGGACGCTGAGGCCAAGCTATCTCAAACAAAGCTGGATCTGATGTTCAACCCAGAGGGCGGCGTCTACGCACGCAAGGGGCGGGATGCGCTGGACATCACGAACCAAACGCTGCCGCAGTTCGATAAGCAGGCCGAGCAAATCGGTATGAGCCTGACTAATCAGCGGCAGAAGGATCAGTTCGCCAGGATCGTAAACCGCCAGCGGGGAAGCCTGAATGGAGAGCTGAACAACTACGAGCACACTCAGCGGAACGCCTTTTACGACCAGGCCGACATGACGAACATCACCACGTCGATGGATGGCGCAGTGAAGTACGCCAACGATCCAGAGCAGGTCGCGTATTACCGCAGTAAAGGCAACTTTGTGATCGGTGAGATGGGCCGGCGCAAAGGGTTGCCGCCGGAAACAATCCTCGATCAGCAAAACAAGTTCGACAGTTCGGTTGCGATGAACGTGATTGAACGGCTGGTGACGGATGATCCATTGCAGGCCCAGCAGTATTACGCCAAGTCGGCAAATACGATGACGGCCGAAGATCAATTGAAGTCTCAGAAGTTGCTGGGCACGGCGGTGCGCCAGCAGATGGCGGTGGGCATTGCCAACAGCATCTATGACAACGGCCAGATTGGTGATGCAGGCTTGCCTGGGCTGATCATTCAGGCTGAGAGCGGCGGCAATCAAAACGCCGTATCGCCGAAGGGTGCCGTTGGCCTGATGCAGCTTATGCCAGAAACCGCTGAAGAGATGTCGAAGAAGTTGGGTATCCCATACAGCAAGGAACGCTTGGCAGCCGATCCGAACTACAACGCGGCGCTGGGCACGGCCTACCTGAACGAAATGCTGGGGCGCTTCGACGGCAACCAGGCGATGGCTGTGGCGGCATATAACGCCGGTCCTGGCATGGTTGAAGACTGGATAAACGGCACCAACAAGACCGGTAAGAACCCGTCGAAGATCCAGCTGCCAGACCCGCGCAGCGGAGCAGCAGCTCAATCGGCGTTCGTCCAGGGGATCCCCTTCGAAGAGACGCGCAACTACACGTCCTCGATTATGGCCAAGGCGATGCCGACAGTGCCTGCTTCGCAGAAGTATGCAAGCGGCCTGGCGCAGGCGAACACAATCCAAGATCCACAGTTGAAAAAGTTCGTGCTCGATCAGCTGGATGATCGCAAGAAAGCAGCCGAGGCGCAGACCAATGCGCTCTATGACCAGGCCGCGAAGTACGTTTATGACAGCGGTTTTTCCTCTATCCCTGCGCAGCTGATCAACAACCTTCCCGGCGATGAGCTGATGAAGCTTCAGCGCATGGATGAGCATCGCCGAAAGGGTACAGAGCCGACCACGGACTACAGCAAGTTGCAGGGCTTCCTTCAGATGCCCATCGACAAGCTGGCGTCCCTCGGCCTGGAAAAGGATATTCGCCCATACCTGAGCAACGCTGATTTCAACACCGTGCGCGGGGCTTGGCAGAAAGCCCAGAACGGTGACGGTTCGGCGAAGGACGTCGCCGCCGGCAAAGAAAAGGTGATTACCACCACCATGGCTATGGCCGGGATCGTAACCGGCGAAAGCAAGGCCGCTATGGCGCCCGGAAATTTGGAGAAGCAGCAGCAATTCCGCAGTGCGCTGCAAGAGCGCCAGGACTCGTTCCGGGCCAAGTTCGACCGTGAGCCAAACATTCAGGAGACTGAAGACTTGGCCAACCAGTTGTTGCTGAAGGTAAAGCTTACCGGTGGCGGCGTGATGTTCGGCGACAGTAGCGCCCGCGATCTTTGGACGGTGCGTCCTGAACAGCTTGACTCCGCATATCTGGACAAAGCGGCGATCAAGCTGGATCAGATCCCGCCAACTGATCGCCGTCAGATCATCAACGTTCTCCGGGCAAACGGACAGCAGGCCAGCGAAGCGAATATCATCGCGGCATACGTAAACCGAATCTCTGGCCTTGGGGTGAAAATTAAATAATGGCGACCGTATCGACCACTGACCTGCTGCCTGAGCAGAGTGCAGACACTTTACCCGGCCAGCCTTCGATGCTGGCCGATGCCATTCAGCAGACAAAGGATCGGCAGCGGCAGGACTTTGTTTCAACCCTGGAGACGGTGGGCACGATCAACCCTGACACGTATGCCAAGGCGACCGCTGTATCTCGCCTGTCTGGCGTGCCGGCTGAAGTGCTGCATCAGCACAATGCTGAGATGGAGCGTCTGCTGAAGGGCAACAAGTACGCCTCCATGTACGATACAAACAGGCGCACCGCCGAATCGTTGAGCAATGGCAGCATTGCCGCAATGGCTCAGGACGATATTGAGAACCTTGCCCGCATCGAGACGGCCGAGCAGATCACCAAGTTTGAAAATCAGTCGGTCGGGGAAAAGCTGTGGGGGGCGCTAAAGCAGTCATTCATAGGCAGCCGCCAAGCAAGCAATCTTTCCTATGCGGATTCGCTACAGCGTCAACAGGCCCAGTTTGATCGAATCGACGCTGAGCTGGCGCGAGCAGAGGCTGAAGGGGTCGAGCCATTCGCCGACGGCAATCGGCCTGGCGGGTTTGGTTTCAGCTACTTGGAAGCCACGCCAGAAGGTCGCGCCGACATGCGCAAGAACCTGCTGGAATCACAGGGTGGCGCCATCACTTCGTTGACAGACGACCAGGCCACTCTTGACGCTGCACCGGTTGAGCCTGGCGCCTTACGTTATCAGGAACTTGGCGGCGATACGGCGGCGATGGCCTCGGCGATTGCTGACAACCCAGGCTATGCGGTGCGCTCTGCGCTGGGCTCCGTGGTGAGCAGTGCGGAAATGCTGGCAGGCGCAGCGCTTGGCGGCATTCCATTGGCTGCCACTGCTGAGTTCGCCAGTGAAAGCAACGCCAAGGTGATAGACGTTCTGCGCGAAGCAAAGATCGACCTGACCAATCCCAAGGCTGTGCTGGCTGCCCTGCAAGATGATGAGCTGATGGAAGACGCACGCCAGCGGGCTCGCCTGAAGGCGCTGGGCACGACTGCGGTGGACATGATCGGCATGGGCGTAGCGGGGCGCCTGCTTGTTCCCAAGGGCATTGCCGGCGCTCCTTTGACGGCAGTTCAGCGTGAAGGCGCCAACCTTGTGGTT